TCAATCATTACCCCTTGATTCGTTAACATAGCTAAATTGATCTAAATATAGATTCATGAACTTGGTACTAAGTACTGCATGTGCCAAAATATATTGCTTCAACTGCACTTCGCTCATTTCTTTTTCAGCAAGTTTTAGTGAAATGTTATACAGTTCTTTAGCTCCAACATTCGGTAAGTCAATAAAATTAAGATTCAGTAATGTAATGCCCGACAACAAGGCCGTCCGCTTGTTTCCGTTATGAAAAAGCTGTTTAGTAGCAATAGAGTACCAAAGGTGAGTAGCCTTATCAACTACGGTAGGATGCACATCCCTTCCAAAAAAAATTCTTGGTTTGTGGAACCTATAACTTGTTCCAACCCTGGCTTATCCTTCAAACCATAAATCCACTCTTCTGTAAAAAGATACTTTTCCGCTTTGAAATTAAGATCATTATAAAATTCAGTTTTATCACTAAACATGAGTGGCAGTGCAAGAAGTAGTAATCGCGCTTTCTTATTTCCTGAACGAATAGTGAGCCAATGCTTATCTTTAACCGTACGAACATGCATAGACCAATCGTCCGTTTTGCTTAATTTCATTGTTCTAGCAAGCAAAAGCTTAAATTCATTAAGTTGTTTTGCCTTATAGTTCGTAATTAATAGTACGTCAAGATTCATTTGAGTTAACCACCTAACTCCAGCAATTATTAAATTAATAATACCATATCTATGTATACCCCCACTACAAGAGCAGGAGTTCTCAGTTACTTAATCCATTTCACAAAATACTTATTAGCAGTAAACGTTGTAGTATGACCAGCATGAACCGCTTTGTAAGTACCGTTGCTTAGCTTAAAGCTCCCGACTTTAAGCGTTTGCCCCTTCTTGTAATGAACGGCACGCTTACCATTTAGGTAAGTGTAGATCCCTTTGCTGTTTGTCACCTTCAACTTCTTCACGTAATCAGCGTGGTAGTAAGGTTGCACGTCCTCTGCCTTGAACCAGCCGATGACTGTCTTTCCATTATATAGCAATACTGCTTGGCGAGACTTGCCAGACTTAATCGTCTTAGTCTGTTTAATGGTAAGATTCTTGTTTTGCAGACTAGTAGCCAGCTTAGAAGAACTGCAATAGAAATTGGCTGCCTTGCGTACTTGAACCGTCTCGCCATTGAAGCGACCACCGTAAGGATACGAGTTGGCCGACACGGTTGTTGACTTACCAAACCAGTTGCCAGAGATTTGCGTATTAGAATCTAATGCCTTGCCTAGTGCACTAGAATAGTGCGTTGAGCTATATTGCCATAGCTGGTAATCGTTAGGGACTGGCCGACTAGATTGGTAAGCGGCTAACCAGAAACCATCATAGTTCTTCTTGGTGCCAATATAAGCGTTGTAGAAGTAGCGATATGAGTACAGATACACTGGCTTTTTAGTCAGCGATTGCATCTCTGCACCCCAGGCTTGCGTAGCCTTGCTAAAGCTTGTAGTCGTATGCTCCTCGGCGTCGTTAACGTAGAAGAGTGCCCGCTTGGCACGTGCGTAAGCTACTTGGCTTCAGTACGTGCGTCAGCTACGCTAGAATACTGCCCAAACTGATACACACCATAGGGATATTGTACTTCTCGACCATAGCGATGTTGTGATCAACTACTCTGTCCTTATAGTTGGCACCATAACCAGTCCGTAGGATAACGCCTCCGACCTCAGTTTTAAGACGCTTGGCTTGCGTAGCTGTTATGTTTCCTTGCCACTCGGAAAGGTCATAAATAGGTAGCTTAGCAGCACTGGCATTAGTGTAAATAAAAAGCCCAGCAACGAATGCTAGACCAGTTAAGCAGATGTGTTTAATTAGTTTTTGCACTGGTTGAATCCCCCTTGTTTTCAGATTTTTTTGACTGCTTCCGCAATCTCGTTATCGGTTTGTGTAGGCGTGGTATCTCGTACCAAACCATACGATGTAAACAGCATGATGATGGTATTTACGCCATTCATCAGTTGCGCGGTGTCACCCCACTTAAAGCCAAATAACTGTGCTACGTACTGGATAACCAGTACCAAAACACCGGCTAAAGCTAGCCAGTCTGCTTTGCTATAAATGTTAAAATTCAATTTCTTCATGGACGTTTGTCCCCCTTCTTATCACGCTCTTCATCAAGCTCATGTTGCAATTCGGCATTGCGATCCTTAGCCTCGTGATACAGTTTCCGCCACTCTTCGTTGGACGACTCTCGCTCTTCTCTGGCGGACTTTCTCTTCCCCAAACGATAAGTGAAATATGCCATCAGTACACCAGGGATAACTGCGATAAACGGATTTAGTAGGTCACGCAAAAGCGGACCAAGGTAGCTAATCACTCGAATTGCTCCGCTCCGCTAAGATTAAAATGACCCCGGTTAGCGCGGCATTGCTAATCCAAGGCATTTCAATTCCTAGAACGATGTAGTGTAACCATTGGTAAAACGTTAGTGTAGTCATGACCCAGCTGAGATGATTAGTAATGCGTGGTCAAATCGTACAGATCGTTGGCGGTCAAATACCCAATACATCATGCCTAATCCGACAAGCACGAATACACCGCCTATGATGTCATCGTTAGCAATTCCCGCCACATAAGGTGGCCACACGAAATAGGAGTCATGGCTAATCAGATGCAGGCCAATGCCAATTTGCGCTAAGCTTAGAAGAGCGTGGAATGGATTGCATTTAAGCGAATCCCACATTTTCCTCACCCCATTAATAGACCGCTACATAGCAGTCCCAAAATAAAAGCGCCAATAATCACTAAACTGCAGTAGATTATTCGGCGCCGTCTTCGTTTTTTTTGCAGAAGCGAGAATGGATTGAATGTCGGCTTGCAGTACTGCAGGACACTCTTCAACGGTACGTCCACCGTCTAGTACGTTAGCAACATATAACATAGTTAAAGCTGAAAATTTCTTGTTCATCATAATAATTTATCTCCTTTTATTTTTAATAATTAAACTAACTTAGAAACGGCTTCTCTTAGTCGTTCTGGTACATCCTCAAGCTTACGTTGCTTAGCTTTGATTGAGTTAGCATAAAGCTGTGCGAGTGCGTTCATTAGGATTCACTCCCATCTGTTTTAGCGTCAGCAGATGTTTCATATGCGCCCCCTCCTAATTTTGGGTAAAATAAAAACACTGACTAACTGGCTGAGTAGAAGCTAGTTAGTGGTGCTTGTGGTCGTTACTTGAGTTGTTGGTGCTACATATGCTTCGCCGGTGATAGCTTTGTAATCGTCTGCCGTGATAACCCTCAAACTTACATAAGGCTTAATGTCCGTGCCCCATGAGAAAAGTAGTTCTAATGTGTCAATATCTGGAAATGTCATAATTATTTTGCCTCCGTTCCAGTGGTTTGTTTTGATTGCAGAGTTGCAATTTGTAGCGTCAAACTACCTGCCATACCTTGAAGTTTCTTAATTGTCGTTTGTGCTTCGGTCAATGTTGAATTAAGTTGAGTTTGTTGCAACGTCAAGTTGCTTGTCAGCTTCTTCAAATCATTAGCGGTACTGATGGCACTATCTAATTGAATGCCTTGACGATTAATAACGTCACGAAGATAGCCAATAGTTAAATCAGGTAAATTGCCAGGCGATACAATCTGATCATTTTCGTCTAAGTAATATCCCTTGTTCCAGAACAACAGAAAATATTGTGGATATTGATCTACATCCGGTACCGTCACCTCGGTTAATCCGTCTGCTGAATCTAATACTGGTAGGTCGTCTGTGAAGTAGCGTCGACCATCAGTATCGACCTCTTTTGCTTTTACATAGTATGTTGCCATTGTGATTCCTCCTTAAAAGTTTGGATTAAAAAATATTCAATTTGAGTGCTATCGAGTAAATGTCATTGCCAAAATTTTCCTCGACAAAATGCAGGTATAACAACGTTTATACATAGTTATTCCTCCTAAATATCGTATTGTAAAATAAGTTCTCTTATTGAGTGAGGGTTGGTTAATTTTAAAGTTGTTTGTGAAATAGAATCATAACTCGGCATATTCATGAAGTTACTGGCATAAAATCTTAAGTTAGGCAAAGCGGCTATTTCAGGAGGTAGCTCAGCAGTTATAAAGACTGAATATCCTGATGGTATTAATTCACCATCAAACAGGACAAATCCCTCAGCCGTTATCAAGTACTTAACTGTATACGAATCTTCGTTTTGTTTCCACGTCATGTCTCTCCATGTCACCGAGTTATCAAACAGCTCTTTTCCATCATTAAATCCTTGATGTGCTTTTGGTATTGCATTGCTCATTAGCTAGCACCTCCAGTCGTCGATGGCTTGTCACCAACAAGATAGATGTTTGCTGGATATAGTGCCGTTTGCGCTTTTGCAGTTGCCTCATCGTAGACCCATTCAGTCCAGCCTAATGTGTGACCCTCAATCATAGCGTCACCATAGTGGAAGTTAACCTTCTTGTTAACGAAACCAGTGTTAGGGTCAACCTTGATGTAGTCCTTGAGGATAGCGGTGAGCTGGTCTTTTGTGATATAGCTGGATAAATCAGCGGCTGTGGCAACATCGACACCAGATTTTTGAAGCTTACCAGTAAAGTTAGCATCCTGACCCTTTCGTGCTAAGTCAGACGGTAAACTGCTTGCGAGAAGTAATGGGTTATTTTTAACCGTTGGGACAGTGTCAAAATTGTTTGCTCCAGATAGGTGAGCTACTTTGCTATCGTCAGATTCCGTCAAAATCTCTGATGGATTAGGACACCAATCAGTAGCTACACTACCTTTTTCCAGCTTCATATTAGACACTGTAATTTTTGACGTGGTTGGCACATTATTTAGGTGAAAATCAAAGAAACTAGCTTTATTGCTAGAGCTGTTTGACAGAGTGAAAGTAGTAACCTTATGCCCTGATGTGTTACTGCTTGAAATCGTAGTAATATCACCAAAACCCCAAGGGTTCCCATAAAACTGTTGTTGCATATCCCTGTGTAAGCACTAGCCGTATCTGTAACAGACCAATCATAGCTTAAGGTAAACCAACTCCCGTATTTTTGATACAAGTTATAAGCATTCATACCCCCAACTAGGTCATAAGTACGTGCAACTTGATTACCAGAAGCATTACCCGTAATAGATGCAGGAGTTGCAGTCCCTAGTAACAAGTTAGTCCCAACAGCACTGTTATTAACTTGAGTTTGCAATGTGGAAACTTTGCTATCATCAGCAGGTGTGTAACCAATTTTATCTTGCTTAGCATTAACATCCGCCGTGGTCGCCACCGTCTTACCTTGCATTGTAATTGGCTTTTCGAATGAATTAGCCCCCGTGAACTTGTTGTCTGCGCCGGTGCGAGCGATGTCGTCGGGAAGAAGCTCGTCAAGCTTCTCTTGAGTCACATATCCTTTTGAAGCTAGGATGCTATCAATATCCTTTTGAGTAATGTAAACATCATCGTTGACCTGTAATTCCACATTTTGAGATGCTGAATACCCGATGCTTACAGATGGCAAGAATCTAAAAGGTGTTCCTTGGTCAGCAGGTAACACAAATGGGTCAATACCTAATGCAACTGCGAGAATTTTCTGGGTTGTGTCCCCGTCAATGTGTCCCATAACCCCAATCATTGATAACGAAAAATCTTTTGTAAGACCTTCATTGCTAACAACAGATGTAACCGTAAAGGTGTTGTTGCTTTGTGATACGTTGTTCGCATCAAACTGTTTTGCATTGGTGAAATCATTTAATGATAATGTCGAAATATCTGTTCCTTCTGGAATCACCCTTTCAGAAACAACTAACTTGTCCACAATCAAGGCTTTCTTCGTAGCGTCTGCTTGTGCGAAAATGGTCGCTCCGTCTCGAGTTAAGCTTTTCGAATTATATTGCAACTTCATCCCTCCTTAAATTTTTGGCAAAATAAAAAGCCCAGTGCCCACTGCACTAAATAGAAACATCATAATCAAATTTGAGTGCTACCCCGGTATACACGGTCGGCGCAACTGAAACCGGTACTTCGACGTATCCTGGGATACTAATATCAGCTTCTAAATGTCCGGACGTGCTAATTCCTACGAAAGCATTTGTTTTGATGTTGGTAGAGAACCCAATTTGTTTAATTTTGAATCCTCCAGCCATTGCTTTTTGAAGCTCATCAGTAAGCATTGGTAGCAAGTTTGCATGCGTGACTTTGCCAATATCAACATCAACAATTTCAACCGTATTGGGGTCACCTGTATCTTTCCCGTCAATAATTTTGCGACTAGGAACAATAGTAACGTCTTCTGGATTGCACCCCAATAAATTAGCTGCTATGGATAAAACATCATGCCAGGTACCTTTTGATTTATTGCTTAAATGATGAGATTTTAGTAAAAATCGATACGTTTCGTCATCTAAACCATTACGATCAATCGAAAAATTGTCACCAATATCATCAAGTTCAAGTCCGTGGGCATAATTGATACTGAGTGCTTTATCCTGCTCATCTAATTGCATCCTGGTTGTAAATACTAGCTCATCAACAAACTGTATTAAGTCATCAAAATGAGTGCCTTTATGGTTAGCTCTAAATCCGACATACTTAGCGTTTTGCATTCTATGATATTGATCAAAAGTTTGTCCGTTTTGCAGTTCATCACTCATCGACGATCACCTCTATCAGGTCATCAGTCGTCGCTGCAGTCTGATACCTTTCTAGACTGATATTATTTGTTGAAAAATTCGTTCCATCTAAACTAGCTTGGATATTTGAAATTTCTGCAACACCATCAAGTCCGTACAGGTAGCTATATAGTTTATTCAGAATAATAGTTTGTCCCATATCGAACTCATCTAAAAATTCTGAAACAGCTTCATTAACAGCACCTTCATCGTATCCTTCTGACTGGGACAAATTTATTTTGAAAGATAACTTAACCACCTGAGCTGTATCAAAATGTACCTCGACATCATTGCCATCAACTATGACATGATGTTCTTGGTCTCCAACTGTTATAGCTCCAGCCGCAATGTTAGTAGCTATAGCTTGCGCAATATCTCCCGGTACTCCTCCGGATACAAAAAAAATGTAGTGATAGTGGTGGGTTACCGTATCTATCTACTACATTTTCTAAGTTTTCTTGAAGAGTAACACCTGTAACTCCTGGAACATTGGTTATGGCAGTTATTAGACCAGATGGTGTGGGCCCTTCACTAGCATCCGAAACAACCAATAAACGTCTGCGGAGGTCATAGTCTGTTTCCAAATCGACGCCTCCAGCGGCAGGTTCAGGATTCGTTACTTCCTCAATTTCGTCTACTGGATTAGCTGGATTGATAATTGTATTGGCATCAACATTTGCATAACTGGCACTATCTTCGCTATAAGCAAGGACGTTTGCTTTTCCATCTTGATCAATCTGAACATCTTCGGCAGTGAAGAAGCTATCACCGTTGTCAGTCATGAACTCGGAGTTTTCTTCAACCAGATAACCCGGTTTCCCGGTAATCAACAAAGTTGCTTGAGCTGGTTGAGCTAATATACGCTGGATTCCATCGTTTGATGCTAAGCGATCAAGCGAAACTCCGGTTGCAAACGGCTTAAATGCACTATCATGTACATCCTGCATATGCTCATATATTTCTAGCAGTTGGTCCGCCCACACAAAGGCTAACTTACCCATATTTGAACCATCAGAAACATCGGTACCGCTCCCCATACGGTTTTTAACCGTAGCTTTAATTTCCGCAAGTAAAGCGTCAAATTCCGGTAACACAAAACCGTTTTCGGTTAACCCATAATCACTCAGTGCCATTCATTGTCACCTCCTTGTCGAAATCTATGGTTCCTAAAGTGGTTGCTACAACAATATGAAAGGTAACTGTTCGACCATCTTCACTAATAATCGGCGTCACCTCATTAACATTAACTACTCTTTGGTCTTGCTTAATTGCATTTTCAATTGCAACTTTCGAAGCATTTTCGTCAAATCCTCCCAGAAACCATTCGAAAGACATCCCGACATCTTCATCCATAAAAACACCCAAAGGCGTCTGAATTCGGCTCATCAGCGCTTGTTTCAATTCTTCCGTCCCTGAAATAAGCATTGGTCCACCATTTACCCAGGCTAAATCTCCATCTTGAGTGTACGCAAAGTCTTCTGCCATCTAACCACCACCTTTAAAATCTGTAGCATCAGCAACTTTACCGATAACATAGGCAAAATCAATCGCGTGCTTACGATTAGAATCCACCTTGAACGTGCTCTTGTTAGTAAAATACATATCGTCATCATCCAAAACGATTGCAACAACGTTATCCCCCACCCGATAATCTAGGTTCAGCGAAACGTCTTTTCCTACCAACGGCAAAACTAAAAACGAGCCTTAGAGACGACGTTTTGTTTCTTGCCACCAATCACCGCAAGGGGTTGTAATTCTGCTTCTGGGGGGCTCAGCTTATTGATTTTAGCGAGATAGGCAACTGAGATGGACTCAGTCGAATTATTTAACATTGCCTTGACCAGTTTTGAGGTCCAATCTTTTTCAGCTGCCATTATTTCTTACCCCCTTTACTTCTTTTGCTTCGTTTTTCTTTAGCTTTTTCTCGATCTGCTTTATCTTTTTTCGCCTTGGCTGCCTTATCACTCTTCTTCTTTTTTGAAATTGATTTTTGTTGTTTCTTTTTATACTCATCGAACGGTTGGACCACTACAGAGGTGATAGACGTACTTCCAGTCGAGATTGTTGATGACCCGGATAAAGCAATCATCCATCCGCTTAGACTTTCATGTTTAACCTGAAATACTGATCCTGAACTAATATCTGGATTGAATAATAAATTTAACTGCCAACTTTTACCGACATCGCTATCCTCTTGATATTCAGGAGGGTCAAGAAGTCCAGTGGTACTCGTCGCCACATAATCCAGCTTCTTCTGCTTAACAAAGTCTTGTACTTGAAGAAAGCCATGCTTCCAATACACGGTTGTGTTGCAATCAGCAGCTATTTCTTTAATACAGGCTAGTGGTTTTTTTCTTAGCCGTATATCCCTTAAGGTACTTACGGTCATAAACTAGTTTGACTGTTTGAATTTTGATTCCGGCCAGTTTAGCAATCTTTTTTATGATCGTGGATCCTTTGGTTCCTGGTTTAAAACTCAAGGCTTTGTATGCGGTTTTCACTTGATATTTTTTGTGATTAACAAGGTACTTGCGTTGCTTATTCCATGAAGAACTGAGTTGCGTCCGTGCCTGCTTCTTTTTCTTAGTAGCTTGCGCTCGCTTCTGCTTTACTTCTTTATCCGAAGCGTGTGGATGTGTGTCACGCCAATAATTAAATGCCTTATTGGTTTTACTGTTATAAGCGCTAATTTTAGATTCTAGGCTCTTTTGTGATGCGACTTGTCGAATCTTCTTACTAGTTTTGACTTTAATTGGCTTTAGCTTGTCGTATTTCTCACCGTCTTGCATCGTAAAGGACAGTTGCCAATCACCGCTATCATTCTTACGTGGTTGAATAGTCGTGATTGTTCCATGCACCACGTGTCGAATGAGATGCTCTGAAAAGTCTGCATTAAAAAAACCAGCGTAATAATCGATTTGATTTCCCTTTTTAAATAAATCACTATGTTCTTTTAGCAATCCATGAATGGTAAATTCAGTAGTAGAAGGCGTATCGTCGTTGCTAAAATTCATCGTTACTTCAATCTGCGCAGTGAAAGGTTGTCTGTGCGTTGTCTTGAGGACAAACTTTTCTTTTCCATTATCGAGTTCTATCCGTTGATAAAAGTGCACCATTTTCATCCACGCTCACCGCCTACTGTCGAATCATTGCCATACAAATTCATATCGGCGTCTGTTGAGTCATCGGCGTCATCAGTCTCTTCATCGCTTTCATCAGTCAGAGCCAAATCGTCATTATCTACAACGATGTCATCATTTTGCTCCTCACCTAAAAACGCTAATTTAACGCGTACTGGGAAATTGAGAGCACTTACCTCAGTCTCTTCACCATCTTCATCAATCGGTGTTAAAACAACAACCGGCAATCGTTGATCATTAACTGACATCCATAACGCTTGTCCATAAACAAGCTTTTCACCCAATACAATATCGACCCCATATTCATCCTTGATGTCTATGTGGAAACTGTCACCAACTCGGTTATAGTAAATTTTCAGCGTAAAGCTAACACCATTAAAGTCGTGTTCAAACTCTTGAGGGAAATCATCAATATTAAAATCTAAATAATCGTATTCCATAGCATTTCCCTCCTACGAGTAATAAATTTTGGCACCAATTGGAATTTTACGTGCAGGATATTTATTCAACTTCTCAACTGTGCTGAGTTTTACTCCTGTCTTTTGTGAAACGTACCAATACGTGTATCCTGACTTAGCCACAATATATTTGTGTTTGCTATTAGACTTACCCTTACCCGTTCCTTTACTTTTAGGTTTACTACCAGTCTTTTTTTGTTTTCTTAGCCTTCTTTTTCACGTTTGAATCAAAATATGTTGCGATAGTAAGAGTAAAAGTAATGTTGCAGGTATTAATGCCTGTACCACCAGAAGCTCGGTTAAAATCGGAAGTTAAGTCGCTCATGATGACATGCTCTTGATACCCTGCCTCGCTGTTCCAGCGAATATCGGTACCGTGATCAGTCCAACGCCTGAGCTTAACTAAATCTTTTTTAATCTGGTCCATATCATCAATGGTTTCGCCACCAAGAACTGCAGTTACAGAAATAGTGGGCGCGTTCATCTGGGTTGTCGTAACCATATTCATCCCGTGCTCAACTGCCTGTGTAGCTACATTAGTGCTATGTGGTTCACTCTCATCCGTCACAAACATAAAAACGTAAGAATCATCTGCTCGGGGATAGTTTGGCATGACATAGGCGTCCTTTTCAAACCGATCATCATCTTTTACCGAGTTTAAAATAGTCACTTTATGTTCCTCTTCGTCTGCCCGTTTTTTTAGCTGACGCAGCTTTATCCTTCGCTTTCTTGGCATCGTTTTGTTTCTTGGTTAGTGCCTTGATAACACTGCTACTCTTGCCCTTCGGATCAACTTTCTTCTTTAGCTTGGTAATTTTCTTCTGGGTACTTTTAATAGTTTTATTGAAGCCTGCTATCATACTGTCGTATTTACTGGTAGCTGTTTTCTTACTTGCGATAATAACCAACTCCTTTCTGTTGAAGTAAATTTCTATGTATAAGAAAAGACCGTCCAGTGACGGTCTTTTCTTATGAGTCAAATTCGAACTTGTTGAAAATCTTTTGGGCGATTCTATTAACTGCTTGCTCCACTGATTCTTCAAGCTTTGAAGTAGTTTCGTTAATTTGATCGTCACTTGGATTGCCATAGATTTGAAAGGTATTGTGGATTTCAATCTTAGGCATGGATCGCCCGTGACTATCACCACTAGTCTTTCTGCCATGACCGCCCACGATGTCTTGCTTCAACTTCTTACGAGACTTGGCTGCTTTAAACGAGTCTAAAATTCCTCTAAATGGAGACTGACTATTTGCAGCAGCTCTTGCACCAATGACTTGAGCAATCAGACTATCTGCTGAATTTCGCTTAGGGTTAATTGCCACTTCTGGCTCACCCTTAACTTCACCAAAGACGTTTAATTTGCCGTTCTTAGCCCATCCACCATTTGCATGTTTAGCAATAGCAGAGGCAACCTTTCTAGCTCCAGCAACGTGTTGAGCAGTATAACCGCCACGTTCCCATTGAGTTGAGAAAGCACTTGCTAAAGAAGCGATAGACCCTTTACCACTCAAAATCCGTTTGAAAATTGAGCTGTTAGCTCCATCTCCTTTAAGTGCAAACTCAAGTTGTGTGCCAGCACTCTTCCAATTTTGGTTATGCTTTTTGGCAAAGTTGATTAGCGCCGTCTTCCGACCGCCTAACCATTGCCCCAAACCAGAAGCACCACCACCCGGGTTAACTGCACCTGGGTTTAGCCCAGATTCAAAACTCCAGTTTCCAAGAATTGCGGCAATACCTTGGGTAGTTGCAGCTGGATAAAGCTTTCTGAGGGCATCAGCTAACGTGCGAGCACGTGAACCCACACCACCAGCGAGCCCCAGGCTACCGATACTACCAATAGCGTCTTCGCCTAGCTTATCGGATACCCAACTCAATCTCTTGCCAAGTTCAGACTTAACGAGCTTGGTTAGAGCTGGATTTTTAGACTTTTTGCTATCTTTACTAGTCTTAATCGCCTTGCTTGTTACTTCTCGTGGATCTAGCCAACCCGCAGTCGATGAACCACCAATGCTAAACATCTTGTGATGAGTAGCACCGACGTGGACATGAGTCCCAGCAGGTCCCAACTTAGCGATGGCTTGACCAGCCTTGACGGTATCGCCGACATCAACGAGAAGCTTCGCACCGCTATTGCTCTTGCCGTTTAACTCTTGATAGATGTAACTCAATCCACCACCAGCGACAACAATATTTTCACCAATACCTCGTGGACCACCCCAACCACTCGGAGCACCCCCGGCATGAGTAACTTTACCGGTATTCATGGCGTGGACTGTCTTGGCGCCGTAGTAATCAACACCATCATGGCTAGAATATCCGCCACCAACATTACTACGATGACCAAATCCGGACGTAACACCCCATCCTGAACCAGGAGAATGTGTAACTGGCCCACCTGCACCACCGCCACTCATAGCGTTCTGCAGTTGTGACCATACCTCGGCATTCCAAGGCAATCCAACGGAGTTAGATGCCATTTTGGAAGTCTGAGCAAGGCCACGTCCTAATGAAGATGCTAAGTTCCCCTTGAGATTACTTGTAAAGTCTCGCTTCCAAGCATTCTTAGGATTCTTATTACTGTTCTCAATAAGACGATGTAAACCACCAGTACCTTTAGCGTAGTGTGGCAAAGCTCCAACGGCTTGCAACTGTGCTGTTTCTGTACCGTTTAGAACCTCGTAGCCAGGTCCTAATGGTACGACAGCATTATCACCTTGTGGCATGTAAGCGCGTCCGTTAGGTGCCACAATCGTTTCCTGTCGAGGACCTGACGTGGCATCGTTAACGACTGCATGGTGTGCTTGCTAATGGGCCTTTCGAACCTTGAGCGTAATGGATCAATGGCAGTACATCACCACCGCCACCAAACTTATTCAGAACTGTGTTAATGCCACGGATACCACCATTTAATTGCTTAATGGCATTCAACATTGCCTTGTGTGCGTAATTATCAAGTTTGCTGAAAATTTTGTAGAAATCTTCAACCATATCTTTGGTAACTGCGTTCATTCCCTTGTGCATCTGCTTCATTTGTACGAGAGAATCTTTCTGGGTCTTGTCGAAGCTGTTGACCGTATTCTTTTGAAGCTTCTTAGTGCTCTTATCAGTGTCGCGACTAATGGAAGTCCATTGTTGCTTAGAACCTCGGCTTAACTTCTTAAGCGATTTAGTACTCTTAGACACATCCAAGTTGACAGAAGCAACGGCTCCAGAGCCCTTTTTAAGCTTCGTTGTTCCACTAGCATATCCCGGCAGGACCATTCCAGCACCTGCACCACCACGCAATACCTTATGAGTATCACGAGCGTTGAGAATATGCTCACCAGCGAACAGTTTTGCCATCGTAGGACCATTAATACCAAGGACTCTAACTCGTCCAGTACGGGCGTTATAGGCTAGCTCACTACCTTGCTCACCAACCAACGCCATTTGGTTTCTCTTAATAGCGCCACCAGTCGCAAAACCAGCGTATTGCTGATTAGGGTTGAAGTGCTGCTTCTTATATCCGCCCAACTTCTTAGTTTCTTTTTGAAGCTTTTTAGCGTCGCCACCTTGAAGTTCATTATATCCAGTACGCATTTTTTGCATGGAACCTTTCCCATGCTTTTTGTCATAACTAGATGAGCTTTTATTTACCTTATTGGATACGTCCTTAAAGATTTTTAATCCTGAAAGATATTTACCAATACCTTCACCGATTGTGGCACCAATCATCATTCCTGTTGATCCACCAAGAAGCATACCTATTGATCCACCAACTGCTGTACCAGCACCAGCCCAAAGTTCTTTACCACCCTTTTTGCTATTTACTCCATGCTTAAAGGCAGAAACTCCATGAGAACCAACCTCTACACCTAAGATAGCCCAACTCAATCCATTAACTGCTCGAACAAATTTCGAACCGCCCTTTGTTCCAGCCGTGTTTCCAGCTGATTTAACATACTGAGCAAAATGCTTTCCACCAGTATTACCAGCTCTTCTACTTCCAGCATTTGCATAAGTACCAAAGGTAGTACCTGCTTTTTTTTACCAAAATTTGTAGCATTCCGACTTGTTCCAACTGTTCCAACGGACATAGTCTGTTTTTTTAAAGCAGAAGGGCTTTGAGAAAAACTACTTAGGATTCCTGTTTTTGAACCATTAGCCGCTTTAATCAACCCAATGCTAACTGCTACTTTTCTCAGTGCTAGGCATATTGAGTAGCTTTGGAAACTAAAAAGAAACCGGCTAAAGTACCACCAATAATTTTCAAGGCTTCTTTATGCTTAGAAATATCGTCCAGATATTTTGCAACATCTTTTAGGTTGGTTTTAGTTCCCGGCAAATGTCCTGCCAAAAGAGATAAAGTATCAGCAAAAGTATTCCACGCACCGTTTGCAATGGTCCCGGTTATTTTACCTACGGAACCAAAAATGGAACCAAACGTCGATCCATTTTTTTTATCATGAATTTAACGTATGATTCCATATTATCGATTGTAGGTTGGATGGCTTTTGCAAGTTTATCCTCGTCAACTTTACCAATCGCATCTGTAATGCCACTGACCGCACCAATACCGGCTTTACCCAGCTTGTTGTAGGTCTTTTGCAACTTGTTGGCTGCGGTTTCCCGTAGTCCATCCATTGCTTGGCCAACAGTTTTATATTGCGTCGCCATTTTAGCAAAGTTCTTGTTGGTGCCGACTTTACCGATCATATCTAAGAATTCCTTAGAGCTAATCTTGCCAGCCTGTACGTCACGAATTAAGCCACCGGTCGTGGTATGCATTGCTTTAGCAACTGCTGAAATACCAGCTGGTGCCTGTTCCATCATGATTCTCAAGTCTTGCCATTGAACTTTTGGCTTGGCCGCCATTTGTACGGCTTGTTGACTTAAGGATTTCATTGCTTGCGCAGGATCATCAGCTGCAGCTGCTAATCCACCGAAGCCTTTAACCAGTCTCTCAGTATCCTTAACCCCGACAGCATCTAGCTGACTGTACGTTGAAGCCATATCCGAAGCAGAATAGATAGTCTGTTGAGCAAACTTCTGTAAGTCGCCCTGAACTTTCTTAATTCGCTTATCAGAATATCCGTTCATTTTAAGATTGCCTTCGAACGTTTGCCAAGCTTTACTACTTTCGTCAAGTTCACTGATCATAGACCGGATGCCACCACTAATAGTATTTAGGCCCGAAAAACCTATCGCACCACCTACTACGCCAAGCATGATGCTTTTAAACTTGTGCGTTTTCTTGGTTGCTGAGGCTACTGAATTTCCATAGCGCTCAACTTGCGTTCTAGACTTCCCTAAACCACCAGTCGAACCACTGATAGACCTCTGTGCTCGCCCAAAAAGTTTAGTTTCCTGCGTTGCCTTACGATAGGCTTCTCGAGTTTGATTAATTGGCTTATCAGCACCCGAATTGCTTTGTACAACCTTTCGCCCTGCTTGTTCAGCTGCCTGCGCATATTCCTTAGCAGATTTAGCTGCCACTTGATTGGCTGAACTCATCCCCGCAATATTGCGTTGATACTTAGTGCTCATATCCTCAGCATGGTCGGCTACTCGATACAGTTGGTTAGATACCTTATCTAACTGTTTGACCATACTTTCAAGGGACTTATTAGCTGATGTCACGCTCTTGTTGATTTTATCGACTAGCAATTTAGCATTTCTGAGTTTGTTGAGATCAAGTTTTACGGGTAAAGCTATCGTATTGTGTAGCGTCCCACCACCAGTTGCCATTACGACATACCTCCCAACATAGACTCATAAAGCGCATGACGATTCTTATCGCGTTCCATCATTGCGTAACGCAAAACCGATAATTCTGGTGCTGTCATCTGTTGAATTTCTTGAGTAGATAACGTTGCAGAACCGTCCATAAATGCGCTCCATTTAAAATAGGCATCTGGAAATTCATCCAGATACCTCTTTACTGCAAAATCACTAATCGGCGTTAAACTTTGAGTCAAAAAACGTGGCCGCTTCGTTCATCAACCAGCGGAATGTTGCAATTTCGTGTTTGTCGAAAAAGTCCCAGTCAATCTTACCGGCTGGCTTATTATCGACAACTACCGCACTAAACAAGCCAAATAGTGCTTGGTGGAAACGAGATGACGTCGCTTGGATGGCATTACCATCGTCAGTCACTACCACTTGACTACGCGTATCATCGATTGATTCGGCAACACGCAAGTTAGGCATAGTAACGTTCACATTAATCGTTGTGCCGTCAGTTTCAGTAACAAGATATTGACGAGTCTTATCATCAATATCCTTCACTTCGGTACGTTCTTTCAGTGGAACTTTTGTAAAATCTTTCTTTTCAGTCTTTTCTTCAGTTACTTTTTCTTCAGCCATTTTTATGGTCCTCCTATTGTTCGTTAGGGTCTACTGATGCACTGACACAGTGATATAGCAATGGAACAGTTGGCGCTTCCTTGTTACCGTTCAAATCAGGAATCTTAGCCAACGAAGCTGAGGTTGTACTGATGATTTCAACCGGCGTGTAGATAATAATTTCATGCGATTGTTCTTTAAATTCCTTTTCTTTCAGGATTTTTGTCCAGATAGGATCCAATCGTGAAATGTTAATTGTTAAATCAGCTTGCCCATTGTGGTTAATAACCGTAATACCATGCCCATATGCATCAGATGAAATAGTGATGTTATCTTCTGCGAACGATAACGTGAAAATATCACCTGATGTAAACAGCACTGGTTTGATACCGTCAATTTGGACAACCATGTCGGCAATGTCCCAACGGGCGTTTGTATAATCGTTAATTGATCCTGCCATATTCTCTTCCTCCTAATTAAGCTTGTTCTGGTAGCACAAGTGTTTGTGCAAAAGTGACATCGTCGATAGAAAATACCGGTTGGTACTTCCAGCCCATACCCGTCAACTTACCGCTAGCCTTCTTGTAATCTGGTACATCATCAGAATTAACAGTGACAATCGTGTAATTATCCCGAATCAATCCACGTTGTACGTATGAATCAAGCGTCAGCTTAATCTGACCTGAGAACATGTCGATTCCAGTTTGGTCATATGGAATACGTCCATTATTGATGAATAAGTTAACCGACTTAGCTGTAATGTCATTGGCAATGGCGTCTCTGATTAACATAATGGCAAATTGATCTCCGGATTGAGATTTATTTCCACTAAACATAGGAACTCCATTACGATATTCGTAGGTAACCACGTTGTAAGGCGTGTAATACTTAGCCAACGTCTCAGCATTAAATTCATATAAGTCTTGTGGTGTAAGCCCATCTAATTTGTGGATGAATTCAGGGTCACGACCTACAGAACTATTGGCATATTCTGCCAAGAATGTGGCTGCTAGTTGATAGTCCGCATCTGTTTCACCATATTTAACTAGAGAAAGAACCAAGGTTGCTTTGTTGCCCTTGATTGGTGTCAGATAGCTAAAGTCTGGATGACTATCAGCCGTTGGAATATCCAAAATTAATACCTTGTTGTCTTGAGCTTCAACGAAGTTAGAAACTGCAATAGCAACATCTTGATTGCTTTTGTCTACTTTGATGACGAAATATTCAGCACCAGCTTCGTAGTACTTCTTAACTGCAGCAACTGCAGCATCAGCCGCACTAACAGTAGGTTGTTCTGCAGCACCCTCAGAAGCTGGAACAGCATCAGAAGCCGCATAAGTAATGATTTGAAATAATGGTGAGTTTTCATTTGAAAAATATTTTTCAGCGAAGTTATATTCATACGTGTCAACTTCGTGCACTGGTTCAACTTGTCCAACATTGCGATAAGTTTCTAAGCCTTCCTTTGCACCAGCCTCAATCAATGCAACACCAGCCATCCCATTCGCTAGAATTGGACGGTCGTATGTTGTCACAATGTGGATTGGCGATAAATCGATAATCTTTTCAGACATTTGAGTGACCTCCTAAGTCAGTTGAATTAATTCGTGGAAAATCTGATACATAGCTACGCAATAGCCTGAGAGTTACCTCTACGGGCTGAACGTAGATACTAAAAAGGCTGGTAAAATCGTTGGCAGTAATGCTGTTTGGTACAGCGTCAACCACGATAATTCCAGCTTTTCTAAGTTGTTCGTGATACTTTGGATCCTTAAGTAATACCTCAATGTCATTTGCAATTTGCATCGACTCTTGAGGCTTTTCGGCATAGCAATTTAATGTGATTTGAAAACGGAAAATCTCCAATTCACGGGAATTATTCCACGTTTCCGGAACACCTCCGTTAGGATAATCAAAAGTGATATAAGGATATTCCGGCAATTTTTCCCGATTAATCGGCACAACAGACAATCCCGTGATATTCGTAATAATCTGACGGAATGCCTCCACTTTTTCACCGTAATCAAAGGTTTTTGCGTTGTACGTCAATATGATCACTCCTTCCTTGAAGGAAGTACAAATAGGCACCAACAATATCTTGACTGTCACCGTAACGTGTAACCGAAAACTGTTGACCTCTATACCGTACGACTGTCTTTTCGGGAACTTCCAAGTGAGAAAGCCACTCCCATGAATATGAGCTTGCATCCCCACCAGGTAGTTTCACTAACGTACTAGCACTATTGCCGACTGAGATAATTGGTTCTCGGATAGATTGCCATTCCAGTGGTTCCTTACTCTGATCACCCCAATGGTCGTCAGCTGTGGTTGTGGGAATCGCATATTCAAAATCAACGCTCATTAATCGGAATATCTTGTTAATATTGCGACTCATAAGCCGTTGGACCTTAGCAGGCATTAGATCACCACCCAGCTGATTGAACGTTGCATTGCACCAGTATCAATTAGCGGATTATTGAATCCTTTATTAGCTGCAGTAATAGGTGCGTTCTTAGGGCTGGCATTCGCCATAGCCCGTTTCATTTGAATGGAAACGTACTCGCCAACAGCATTGAGAATAGGTTTCCAAGAAGTTGATGTTCCATTCAGAACCTTGCTAACCTCTTCTGCTGCAATCTTCGCTACGTGGGGACGAATGCGTTTAACTGTGTTCGTCAACAGATGTCGAGCTGGGATTCTAACTTGTTCGGCCAACAGAAAATAAACGACCAATTTGCCATTTTCTTGTCGAGCAAGACTTGGCTTTCCGGCCTTTGTGGTATAGAAAAAAAGCCCGTCAATTTCACGAGCTTTTCGTTTACCAGCTACTGGCATTGGAATCGTCAAGTACTTACTGTGCGACGGTTGGATAGTAGCTCCCGTCTCACTAACACCTATTAGCATTTGCATGAAATCGATTGAACGATCACCTTCCTGCTTAAGCGCACCCACAAAGACCGTGTGATGCTGTAATTCAGAAAGAATCTCGATTGCTCGTCCCAAGTGGTTAAAGTCATCGGCTTCACTCATAAGAATTGCACCTTCCATCCATCATTCAAGCCAAGCGCGTTCAACATGTCATTGAACTGGTCAAAGTACACGTCTGTGCCGTTAGTATCAGATAGGTTAACTTGAAACACATCAGCTTTAACTGATGTTGCTACTCCATCCGCTTGTTCTGACTGATGTAGTAAGTGCGCTACAAATAACGTGACTAACGTCTCCATATCATCATCAGATACATTGTAACTGCGACACTTGATCTCAGCTTGTCGGATGAACAAATCCAGCTTGTTATTTGCCGATTCGTCATCAAACAATTCAGGGTAGGTTTGTGTAAGCTTTTTCTGAACCGTTTCTTTAAGATTTTCTATCATGATTATGCCCTCCTTTATTGAGGGACATTAATCTTGCGCCCCACCTTTAAATATGGTGCTGGGAAACGTGTATTGGCATCACGAAGACTACCAACCGAAACACCCAGCTTTTTTGAGACCAGATATTCGCTATCCCCTTCAACGACAACATAAGTCGTGGGATTAGCTTTTTTTAGAAGCTTTTGCTTGTTTAGCCAAGTCAATTCCTCCTTTCTAAGGAAAATTATTCGGCATCACTAGTCTGCTCTTAATCCTCAACTACAGGTTCTTTTACTGTTACCTTGGTGGTAGCTGATTGGTCACCAGAAGTTGCGGTAATCGTAGCAGTTCCTGGAGCAACAAAGGCTACAGTACCGTTTGCAACCGTTGCAACCGTTGCATCGCTAGTAGTCCAGGTAACCGTCTTATCAGTAGCCTCTGCAGGTGTAACAGTTGCTTGTAATTCAACCGTCTTGCCTACATCACCAGTGGCTGTCGCTTGGCTTAAGGCAATTCCCGATACGGGTACCTTTACTTCTTTACCGCCATCATTTTCAGATGGCGTTATGCTTTTGGGCCTACACTCATAATCACAACGTTGCGAACCTTATCGAATGCTGGTAAGACTTTTTGTGAAATATGAACAAAAGTACCAACTGGATCAAACTGACGTGCAGTATAAAGCGTCATACCGTCTGTAGTCCGAGAAAGTTGAACACTTGATTCACCTTGAAGTCCTAAATCTTCGTTGGTATCCGTCCAAGCTAAACGTCCAACCGGTCCAGCTGGCAACAGAATTACTGTGTCATCAGGAATAAAGCGGTCAGAGCCAACACCCTTGTTATAGATAAGTGTGTCAATTCCAAGCGTATCTGTGATGAGTTGCTTAACAGCTGGTTGAGCAATCGCAATGTTGTTACTTGATTTGTCGATAGCTAAGGAGTTAATCACTTCTCCAGACTTAGCAATTTCCGGAAAGTACGACCATTCATCAGAGCATGTGCGATAACCGTTCCGTTGTCATCGTTGATTTTGTCAATTTGTTCTTGAATATCAGCCAATGGAGCCGAATCCATATTTCCCCACTCAGTGGAAACTTCAACTTTATGTTCCGCAGGCAAGCCAAAGTCGCGCTTGTAAAGTAAATTTCCGCTTGTTACGGAGATTTTTCCAGTCGTTAGAGCTTGCATTGACAATACTTCACGCGTAAAGGTTGCGTCAGTCAATAAAGTAGCTGGGTCTTGATATTGGGTATTAGTAATAGCCTCTACTTGCGCTTGACTGGCATTATTTGCCAAAGCGTTTTTAATATCGCTACGACGTTTTTCATCCATGCCTTTGTAATTCTTGAATGGAATTAACCCAAATTTGTCGCTTTCAAAACCAATGTTGTTAAGCTTAACAGCTTTAACGTCATCAGTAGTTGCAGTCAGCATACGAGCTGGCTCGTTTTCCCCATAGATTAATTCAACCTCATCTGTACTGTTGTAGACAGTACTAAATAGGCTTTGATATAGATATGGTTGGCGCTCATTTGCACGTTGATTCCAGTATCCAATAATTGCATTTGGATTTTCAATATCCGCTAAAGTACGCATTTAATATTCCTCCTCTAATCTCTCGTGATGAATGTGACTTTTGGTAAAACGGGTTTCAACGCTGTTTGTAATGCAGCAGTATATAGTTTTGCCGTCTCATCATCCATCCGTTTAATATTTACGGTTCCGGCAACAATGATTGAAGCTGGTTGGGCCCCTTCAACAATGTTGTAGTCGTTTCGCAAAATACCTTGTGCTTTTGATGCATCAGTTGTTGGTGTTAAAACCGCACTACCGTCATCTGTATTTGCAAAGTCCTTATTTGACGTGAGCAAGGTACCTGCACGTAAATACTTTTGACCATCCGCATCTGCAGTTAAACTTGGATCGTCTACCATGCCCGATAAAGTGGTCGCATTGCGGTCGTCGATAAGAATATCAGTACCGCCGAAAATTGATTTCTTCATTCCTTAACCCTCCTGTGGTTTATTTGAAATTGTCTAATGGGTTCAATCCTTGAGACGATTCAGCAACGTGTTTCCCAAAGTTATCTAGAGACTGGTTAACAGTAGTATCCTTGGGGATGCCACCTTGTTGGTATTCCTTACGAACGTTAGCCTCTGTGTCCTTCTGCAACTTGGTAATAAAGTTTAAAAGCGTGCTAGCATTGTCGATTGTCTGGTTACGATCATTGGTAACGAGCATATTTACTAGGCTGTTATCAACAGTCACTCCAGCTTCTTGGAATACCTTGTTTGTAGCGTCCAAGATGTCACGGCGTTCTAGTTGTGCTTTCAGCTCTTTATTTTCCTTTTGCTCAGGTGTAAGAGGCTTGTCCTTAGGATCCTTGCCTCCGTTCTTTAACTTCTCAATTTCAGTATTTGCACGATCAAGTTTTTCCTGCAGTTCATTCTTTTTCCCTTGTTCCTGACCAATGCGACCTTTAAGTTTTTCGATGATTGCTTGATTGTCGTCCGTTAGGTCATCGTTGGAATTAGTTGAACCAGCTTGAGTGCCATTGCCCTCTCCGCCTTCCGAACCACTTGCATTATTCAGATTGGGGTCGGTTGGGCTCCCATCGTTAGAATTGGTTTGTTCCGCAAAATACTGTAATAGCATTGGTAACGCATTGCTATATAGTTTCATTTCAAAAAAAACTCCTTTCTCGCATTTAAAGCCATGGGAGGCTCTCAGATTGTTCTTTAACGTCCGCAACACACGGAAAAGGACACAAAAAAAGCACTCAACATAAGTTGGGTACCAATTCAATTAAAATTATTCAACTTCTTCTATTTCTTCATGAGGAATCTTGATGCATCGACATGAAGGATGTGAATCTTCAACCACTTTGGGTGCCTTATCTAATGTATAAGGACCACCGCCAGCTAATCCAACACAAATATCACAGGCACTAGGCTCAGTCACCCAGTCGACCTTCTCAATACCCATCTGCCGATAAGTTGCATCGTTCACACGGTCAATCATCTTAGCCGATTCGCTACGAACCAACCTCTTAACGATATATCCATCTGTTTTGCTCTGTCAGCAATCGATGCGGTTGGCTTAAATTGGCTCTTTTTAATGTGTTTTTTTCATTAATTCAGTTAAGTCATCTGGTCCCAAGCCATGTTTAATGTTCTTGTTAACCAGATTCTCAACATCATTAGCCATCGAATCACTATCTACCCAAAGTCTACTCGACCAACTAGCGGTATTTTGTGGGTCTGTAATGAACGAATATGTTTTCTTGGCAGGAAACTTCTTTCGCTGTTGCTTAGGCTTTGCAGTGAGCTTAAACAGCTTTTTTTTGATGTTCAATTTGCTCCTGTCCATCAGCTTGAGCAGTAATATCAATTTGTTTTTGAGCTTTGACAGCCCAACGAATGGCACCAATGCCTAGGATAGCTAGAAGCATGTGTCGTTTGTCTATATCTTTGTATCTTGAGATATAAAAACCGAGTCTATCTGTCGCTTCTTCAGGCCAATCAGAAGTATCCATACCATCTAAGGCGCTAGCAAACTGTTCTCTGTCCCAAGTAGTTACCGACTTACTGGCTTGTGATACAGATAATCCATTCTCATCTGCATACTTGGTAATAAAGTCTACTAAATGACTTTTAATGTAGGTCAAATATTCTTCAAAATACTCATCATTCCGCTTATCACTTTGATTATCTTGATTGAGCAGAGTTTGTATTCTGTGCTTGGCCCGCTCCAAGGTTGGCGTCATCGCTCACACCACCCTTCTGCTTTTGCTGGTCAGAAAGATATTGTTGTAGGGATGCATCCCCCTTTTTTGCTTCTTCGTCTTCCTGGTCGTGTAACCGATCGACAGCTTTTTGTGGATTATCAATCCCACTAAAGAAGCTAAGTTTGGTAACATCGTCAACCTGACCATTTAGCTTAGTGATAATGCCCGCTTCCTCACTGAGATTATGTGGGATGCTTTGTTTGTGTTCAAACGTGAGATCACTCACCTTTAGACTCTTGTCTCCCCAAAAATCAAACAGCAAGGTAAATAGTTGGCGTAAAGCCTTATCCATCTTGAGCGCTTTAGTCCTGGCCTTAGCCTGCATAGGTTGATAGCGTTGTAAAAGTGCAACACCACTAATCGATTGAGCGGACATTCCAAAGTTAGAGTCATTCAAGTTAACCACTTGAGATATTTGATATACCAAATCAATCGCTCGATTCAGCCAATTCTCTTGTGTCTCGTCATTTGGGTTAGGTGTAAGAAACTTCACGTCAGGTGGCGTTGGAGTTTCGTTATTAAAGTTGGTATTAATCTCTGTGTATAGATTAATCAATCGCTTAGTAACAATGTCTTCTACCTGCTGAGGTGATAACTTTTGACCAGTCACAACCAAATACGAATCTGAAAAAGCACTAATGTCATTCGCTTTAGCTGAGAACACATCATCAATGCTATCAATCAAACTCATAGTGTCATCGAAAATTCCGGTGCGTTCATCATCTTCTGCTAACTCAAATAGTGGAGTTATTGGAAAGGTGTGCACCGAGCTTTTTTTTGACAACGCTTGGATCATCGGAGTCAGCATTGGTAACCACTATTTTTCCATTTTCTCTGACAAGCTCATAGTCTGCCTTCGGAGTGATTAAAGTAGCAGTAGCAACGTCGGCGTCAGGACTGTATCTAATTCCGAACAGCGGTCTGTGCACCACGCTGTTGTCATAAACCAGAATAGTATCTCGTGGCGAGCAGGCTGTAATTTGCAAGGCACCATCGTTAAAGTATGCATACAAATATGAGCGTCCGTAAATGTCAGCTTGCTTGGCCCATTCACTAAACACATCAGCATAGTCATTATCATTAAGCCACGCCTGAATCTTATCGTTCAATACATCGTCATTAGTATCGTCGGATTGATGTTTAATCTGGACGGGGTCACCGCTAAAATAGCCATTAAACGTATTAACCAGCTTCTTAGGTAGGTTGATAACTAGCCTTGCGTCCGGTTTGTTCAACGGCTTCTTTTCACGCCCAATAATTTCATGATGTCGCCCTTTGTAGTAATCACGCTTCAATTTATATTTAGGTGCAATCCACGCTTGGTGGTAGTTGATAATGTTGAACACATCTTCTAAGTTTTCCAAGATATTAGCCGTTGCCGGATATAGAAACACATCATCGTCATTAATGATGACGTGCTCGTTAACATGTATCTCCTGATCACCGCTGTATAGTTCCTTATGAAGCGGAGTGCCACTTAAAATAAAGTCTTGATTACTTTTTTTAAAGTAATTAGCCGTCCTCAATACTTCCCACCTCCTAGTAATTGCTAAATGTTTGTACGCCCTCGTTATGACTGTTAGGCGCTAATATCTTCATGCAGAAATATCTCATTGCATCCATAGCATGATCGTGCTCTTTTACCACTTTGTCTTCTCCATGCTGTGTTGCTTTGTCATCCCATACATAACTAGCCAACTCTTTAAACAGATTGTTCAAGCCCTTAGCAAATTTAATTCTGCCGTTGCTCATAAGCGACTGCGTTAATCTGATGCCATCTAACACATCGTTATTAGCGGGGATGACTTGATGTCCACGTTGTTGTAGCTTGATTGCAAAATGAACCGCTGATGGGTCCAAGATAATGGGTGCGTTAATGCGCCCTAAAAATTGTTCTAGGTCGTTGGCATATTGATCATCACTCTTTTGCGCTTGACTACCACCTGTTTTGCTAGCCTGACGGGCATCAAAATAGTACTCGCGCAAGCAATACCAAACGCCATTAGAAAAACCCCACAGCAGGAATACCGTAGGGTTTAAAGCACCATAATCACATGACACAACGTATCTAGTTATCGAATTGACATCTGGAGTATCAACCACCATTGTCTCTTTGTCGAAATTATCATAAACAACACCATCAGCCAGTACCCACTTACCTTCAATGAAACGTTGGTAGAAGACGCCTGTGTACATCCGCTCGTATCGTTCTTTAGTTTCCTCAGATAACGATGGATTATCAGGCATTTTGAAATGGATATGGAGTGCCTTATGCTTTTCCAACTGATCTAACCATTCAGTCTTAAACCAGTGATAAGGACCGGCAGGGTTGCAGTTAAACCAAAACTTTGCCCCATCAACAGAAGCACGCGCGGTTGCTTGGTTAACGAACGACTGAGGCATCAATGCCACCTCATCAAAAAAGAAGCCCGCGACCGTAATACCTTGCACTAGGTCTTGGCTTCCTTCATCTTTACCACCAAACTCAAAAAAAGTAATTAACATGACTACCACGGCTTACTTCAAGTAAGTTGTCTGCCCGCTTGTCCTTAACCTGATAGCCTCGTCCTTGGAGCATGCGCTTTAAAGGTCGAATAACATTACGTCTAAGCGAACCGATTGTCTTGCCAGAAACACCAAATTGCTCTTGGTCAAAGTTCATCATGGCCCACTCAATAAAACTCATAGACATGACGAGCGTCTTACCAGCACGAACAGATCCATCACAGATAATTGCTTCGTAATCTCTTCGATTGGTCCACTGGGGATGAGTAGCAATCGCATTTCTAAAAGACTGAGCTTCAAAAAGTTTAGGATCTAAATACCAATTCAACACATCTAATTGCTTAGACGAGAAAGGTACAAAATCAAACTGGTTGTCTCTCATTGCTCCTCACCACCTTTTTTTCTGCTTAGCATTGATAATTGCCTTCAAGAACGTATCTTGGCTTACATCGTCATTTTGAGGCTCTGGTAAGCGGTCAAGAAGTTCCTTCATGGCTTTTTGTTTGTCATAGAGCTTAACAACCAGTCCATCACGTCCAACACGCAATTCCTCCACCGTCGACCAATCTATCTGACTGCTTGGTTTTAAATGAATATCAGCTTGATGAAACTTAACCATCCGCTCGTTAGAATCAAATACCGGATTACCATCATTGTCTGTAGCAACTTGCTCATACGACTCATAGTCTAGAACATCGCCTAGCGAGGCAGTTGCCTGCTTAATGTATTCCTTTAGAATATCGGTTGCAGTGATAAACAATTCGGACTGCTGTTGCCTACGCAACTTGTCCAAAGCTTCTTTTATGCAATCATTTGCAATCAATCGGGGACCACTGTTGCGTGCCGTATCATAGTCACCACCATAAGCTTGCTGATATGCCCACGTCGCGTTAAAACGTTGCAAATAGTACAAGCAGAACAACTTTTGCTTCTCCGTTAAGTCCCCATTTTCGGCTAATTCATCTACTGCAACCTCTATATTTTTGTGTGCACCCTTTTTGGTTTTGTGTGCACCCTCTTTTTTTAGAAGATGCAACTTTACCAGTACCGTCACGAGTCCAACCATTCCGCTGTTTCCATGACTTAACCGTATTGAGCGTCACGCCATACTTAGCTGCAATATCCTTATACTTCATACCCGATACATAGTCTTTGTATGCATCCTCAATATGCTCACCCATTACATATCACCACGCCTCCAGTCAATGCTGTTTTTTTAAATGTTTAATCTGTTGTGTCCAACGTAACTTCATTGTTACCGGGGTCGTTAATGACCTCAACTAATCCAAAATACTTATTCAGTTCAGCGATAAAATCATCCTTTATGTCCCAAGGAATATCCACGTAGTTGCCATCAGATAAGCAAACACGATATTGCTTTCTTTCCGATCTCTGTTGAGTAAAAACAACATGTGATAAAACGACACCGTTTTCTGCTCCGCCTTGGTTAAAAGTAAACATATAATCCCTCCACACTACTCTGTCGTGATGTACCCCGCTTGGTAACATCCAACAGCAAATGCTTTTTTGTCATCGAAGCCTTGTCGAAGAGCCTCCTCATATGCGACGTGTGCCATGTAAACCTGTGACTTGACCAATTCTTTTAAAGTTCCTTCTTCACGCTCCTGCTGTAACGTGGCAAGACGTACGGCATCTTGGTTAGCAACATCATTGATCTGGTCTTCAAACATCTTTAAAAAGGCATCTTTATTTGCCATTAGGTTTCCCTCCGTTATCATCGTCCGACTTGTGCTTCTTCAATCGTTCTTGCTTACGCTTTTCACTCAGCCAATGCTCTAAGTCGCCTAAACACTGCTGTTCAGTATTGCTGACGTAGCCATATCCTGTATGTTTCATCCCCATATTGCTTTCACCACCAGCATGATAAAAATTAGAGCTATTCCAATGACTGTTTCAGTTGGTACGTCTCTTCGATCGTTCATGTGGCTCGTCTCCTTTCTATATCTGTTCCCATAACGACATAACGCAGTCTTCACGAATCACCAGGGCTTGCCCATCCTTAACTACAAACCGTAAATACTTGGGAACCTTTTTGCTTGTCATGGCGGCAACGGTGTCTTCCGAAACCAACACATCGCGACTTAGCAACTGCGTTTGACCAATATGTTCTGGATCATATCCCCAGAATTGCAATGTATATGGTTTCAGTTGACTAGTGTCCCTAATGTCCATAGTTAGTTATCCTTCTTTCAAACTGGTCGAAATCGATCAGGTTGAATTTTATGTATAAAAAAGCCAGCCATCTCTGACTGACCCAACCAGTAAATATCGTACCTGCTATCCGGTGTATACTTTCTAAATAAGGAAAGGAGGATATTTATGGAACTAATTTCTGTAGTTTCTAGCGACCTATCAGCTATTGGTTATGACGAATATAACCAACAATTGGAGATCGTCTTCAACAGTGGTGGTACTTATCTTTATAGTGGCGTTCCTAGTTCAGTGTATGAAGGCCTATTGAATGCCGGTTCAAAGGGCCGATACTTTCACGCTTTTATTAAAGGTTATCCTACTACTAGAATAGGCTAATCAATATTAACAAGAATCACCGCTGGACCATCGAAGTTAAATACTTCCTTGTTACCAACGGTGATTTTTGATTTCTCATATGGGTCCAAAATAATAGATTGAATTCCAACCCGAGAACGCAATTCATCAGATAAATCTTTCGTTGAAACTTGGTTTAATTCCAACTGCTTCACCTCGCTAAATTTATTTACTGCAATGCGATTGGTGAGGATTTGCACCTCACATGGTGTGTGGTCACAATGGAGTCACCCACTGCCCGTTACGCGCACCTGACTGCGTCTACCTATTCCGCCACAATCGACTGAATGTTACGGGGGGAGGTTTCCAGTCCCCGTTTTCACGCCCACGCTTAGCACCGTGACGTACTTTTTGAAGCAAATCCGACCCATTCTTAACCGCATTGCTTCACCAAATTAACATCGCATGCAGGAATCGAACCTGCATTTAGCCAACTGCGATACCGTTACTATTCATGTTTCTTAAGGGAGTTATTTATGACCAGGTCGCGTACCCGGTCAATATCGCCCGTAGGAGTCGAACCTACTGTATTCCGAATGCGATACACTACAATACTAACTACTTTGGAGGAGTAGATGTTTGTCAGCCTATCTCTAGGCAAATTCACCAGTGGGAGTCGAACCCGCAACACTTCCATGTCGTCCCAGACTAGTGAACCAAAGGCAATAAACGGAAAGTAATGGCTGTCCCACGTAGGGACAATAGAGATGGTCAGAATCGAACTGACCTACGCCTACATCTCTAAATCTTTCGATAGTACTAATTTATCACTTAAAAGCGGTCATGGAGACCGGTCATAGTCCGGCAAAACTCCGGTCAGACTCCGGTTTTCTTCGAATCCTGCCTTTCCTTGTAAATATGCAGATCATCTAATAGGTATGCGTCCGCAAATTCCAACAATGCATGAGGCTTCACCTTGTCGAAGTACTGCGTTTTTTCATAACCAATAGCTCGATAGCACATCCCGTCCGTAAACTCCTCAATATACAGCATACTGAGAACCTGCTTGCTACGGTCGCTTACATGGCTAAATGCTTCGATAGTCCGCTTAACTACCTGTTCTGCAAAAAGTCTCTGTACGATACGACGATCGGCCGTGTTTTCTGAACTTGGCGATTTGGGCATTCCATCCATCTCCACCGCTTTCAAATCGCTAATCGAACGTCCGCTGTTGCGTACCATTGCGGGGAACGTCACTGCCAAAAAAATGTTTACACCGATTAATTGTCGCTTCTCTATCCAATTCAGGAAAGAGACTTTCCATAGAAAATTCGTTATGATTCAACCGTCCACCCCTTGCGATTGCTGATTTTTATGCTACGATTAACACATCCGAATAATGCGTCAGCAATCCATCGTCCTTGCCGGGGCGATTTTTTTATGGGCTTAATTACGGATCTTCGTAACTAACTCATGAAAAGCTTCCAGGATAACGTCACTGTACTCACCCATCTTTTGGTTAAATACATTAAAAATAAAATTGCCAATCAGAATCGTAAACGTACCTGAGATAAACACCGCAAGCACAACGCTAATTAACACGAAAGTCCAAGCGCTCATTTTGTATACCCATCATATGGTTCTGGCTCTCTCAATCAATAAACTGATCCACCATATTTTTCCACCGCTTTGGCCGCTGTGAAATTATCGAATAGAATCTTATCCCCATTCCAAACCTTCGCCTCGGTCCAATCAAACGTAAGCTGTTTTACTCCGGCGTACCAACCATTGCCAATTTTTACTACATAACGATTACTCATAACCTATCGCCCTCATCCCTTAAAATCCTAATTAAAGTATCCGTTTCCCTTTTTGTTATTGTTTTTGGAATTCCAATCTTTACAACCCTTGTCATAGCCCTTTCAAGCCCATTCCAGGCAAGCCTATCGTTCTTGCTCATACCATTGAGTCGCATAACTCTTCGCCAACGATTATTCATCCTTTACCTCCTCGTAAGTCTTACGGAAAATCTCATCTTTGATGGGCCAATGCTCGCCTTCAATACCTGTAGCAATCCAGTCTCCGAGGGTAAAATATTCATCGCCTTCTAAGGTTTTAATTTTATAAACCCACGATCTTTTCAAGATTTCATATTTCTCAATCATCTCTTTTGACCCGTCGAATTGCTCAGCCTCAATAATGGCTGTTTTGCGATACTTTTTAGTCATCGTCAGCCTCCTCAATAGGTACTGGGTTGATTGCTTTAACCCATGCGGGTGCATTGTCAATTTGAGATTGGGTGACAGTTTCGACTTTATCTTTGGACGCTGGTTTCGGGATTAAATGATAATTTATACGCCATCTGTATCCATCGTTGTACGCATACAATTGTTCTTGTGCCGTTTCTCCTCTATAAGCGCCTGGAAATTTTTCAACAGTTCCTTCCATCGGCAGCACATACTTTTGCTCTTCAACTTCATATCCGTTAACAATCGCTTTAATAAATCTAAAGCGGTCTTGATTGTTGATTGGTCGAGTTTTGATTACTGACGATTCTTCATCGAGCCACCTAAGGTCTCTGTTTTGTAAATCAGCTAATCCGTGAATGAGTTGAATATCATTCTTACCCAAGTCACTTTTTTTTGTTTATAAAAATCATCAAACCAAGCTGGAACTTTTACTTTTTCAGTCATCCTCTACCTCCACTGCCCACTTGCGGTATTCTTCGGGGATTTCGTCTAAAGTGAATTCAAAATTTTTGCCATCCGGAATGTAGGTAGCCGTACCGAGGTAGTCTTTTGAAAAGCGGCAAAGATATTGGGGTTCACCATCCATACCCATTCCCGGCATTGGAACACGGAACTTAGGTTCTACTAGTTCAACGTCTTCACCCGTGAACAGTCGACTACCGCCAGTGGTCGGCTTTTTTGTATCTAAACCAACGAGATAATCAAGAGATGCATCAAACAAGGCCGCACCTTCTGAATTCAGCAATAAATCCAACTCAATTAAATCTGCGTACACAGTAACTTCCGCATCTTTGGACTTATATTTAATTTTGGCTTCATGATCATTTATCGAAACGATGTGATAAGCCGTCCTTGGATGGAAAGCAGTAACGCCGAAACCATCGCTGGTTCTGACTGCTCGTTTATTAGTTACCCAAAACACAAGTCCTTCTTTTACATTCGTTGTCATTCAAAACACCCCAATAATTTGTCTAATTTGCTAGGTACATCAGTTGTAAAAATTGGCACATCATATTTCACTTTTTTCTCTGGCTCGAAAAATTCTACTGGATCACTTTTCCATTCCAGAAAACCAAACAGTACGGTCAGGATGATTAACACAATCAGTAACACCAGAATCACATCTAGAATCCACATACTCATCGCGTAATCTCCTTAATTTCGGTCACTGACAACTCCACCCTGGGCTTGTCCGAGTAATATTTGTTGCTTCGCGTGCTCACTATCTGGCGTCATCTACCCACAGGAGCCTGTGCAGGCGTCTGTAACTGCTTTAAAGTAATTATCTATATCACCTTTAACAACTGGTCTATGGGCTCCTGACAGCCGTTTAGCACGTTCCTTTTTACTTAGGGATTTTTGAATCGGCCGGTAGACATCCAGCTCGACGTGAAGTGGGCCAGTAAGGGGTTCATCGTGATATTGATTGCGTACACTAACTCTTACCAGTACTTTGTAACCTTTTGAATTAATCGGGTCATACGCGGTCACATGCTTACCACGCCTTGCAAATCTTGGTCTTGGTTGAGGCACTGGCTCGCCATTAATTACTATGTTGATACTATTCGTCATTTTCTAAATACCATGCTCCTTTGTAAAAACTACTGTGTTGGGGGAATTAAAAACCTCTTGCAAACTATCTGCATCAAAATACATATAATGCTCTAGCCCACCGTTTGAATAACTCACTTTAACTGTCATATTCAGAACTTCTTCAACGTGATAGGCAACGTAAATTTGCAGCATTCTCACGCCAAATAGCTTGTCGTAGATGGGATATGCGTTGTGAACCCAGAAAACAAGTCCAGATTTAATCTCCGTCATAGTTTCCTATCACTCCAATCTTTTTGAGTGTCTCAACGTCTAGCTTGATGCCGTTAACTGGCACATGATACTTTTCGCTAAACGCCTGTGGTCCAATCTGCTCGATTTCCGAATGGTGAGCCCGGCAGAGAGACATTACATGTCGCTTAGTATGGTCAACGTGATTACGATTCATACCCGATCCAAGGACGTCCACATGATGAATGTCTGCACGCTCTCTACCGCAAATTGTGCACACTCGGTGGCGACAACATTGAAACGCGTAGTACTCCTGGTCACGTGGCAACAACTCATAGCCTGCCTTAAACGGCACATGCCACTCAAACATGAAATCGATAACTAGGTCGAGTAATACATTTGCATCGCTCACAGTCGATTTCGTGCTGTCTGACAGGCTGATTTCTTTGCCGGCAGTGTAAATGCTGTATTGCGTGTAGAACATCTGCTTTAAAAAAATCCTGTGGGACAATGAAATGCTCCTCGATATCGTGTAGCAAGGCGAAGAACAAACGCCGTTGTTGTGCTCTAGCCTTTCGTTTATCGACTAGTTCGAAGTCCAACCACATTAGCTCATCAGAGCCGTATAGCGTTTCAATGTGATCAAGGCTGACTGCCGTCTTTGGCCTAATCAGAATATCGCCGTTGTCTAGTATTTTCGCCATTGCCCGTTGCATCTGCCCGCCTCTTTGCCCGGTACTCATCTTCTGTGAGCAGTCCGTCCTCAAATCGGGAAAATAAGTCTTTTCCGTTTTGCTGGTAGTAATCTGGATTCATGCTTTGCCCTCCTGTTCCAACTGCTTAATTTCCTCAACCATGTTGTGGATGGTCGAGTGAGTATGCTTAGTCAGCTTCGCAATCCGTTTCTGTGACAATCCTTGTTCCCAAAGTTCCTTAACTCTTGCTAAAGATTGTTCATGTTCAATGCTGTCTTCACGCCTGGGGACCGAGTTAGCTAGCTTGTTTAATTGCTTAACTTTCTCTGCAGGCGCTTCGGCCACACTGCCATATTGGTTTTCTAGTTCTTGGATTTTATCTAATACTGCTTGATTCATACTGTCACCTTCCGACTTATTTTCTAAATGTGTCTAAGCTAATGTTTAACGTGTCTGCAATTTTGCACATCATGCTAAATCCGTAATCGTCTTCTCTTGTTGTTTAAGATTTTTCACAATGATTTCCCAAATATTCCGTTTTTATTTTTAGAAAGGTAAATCCTCATTGCTAATGTCTATCGACGAGTTGCCATTAGCAAAAGGATCGTTTTTCGGATTCGTCTGCTTTGCAGTGCAGTAGATTGTGGTGCACTGCTTTGCGCTTGTGAGTTGCTTACAGCCCCCTTTGGCTCAAGGAATGAGAAGTTCTCAACGACAACCTCAGTCACGTAAACACGTGTGCCTTCTTGATTCTCATAGTTTCGAGTCTGAATACGTCCTTCTAGTCCAACTAGTGACCCTTTGTGGGTGAAGTTAGCGAAGTTTCTGCAGCTTTTCGCCAAATGACGAAATTAATCCAATCAACCTCACGTTCGCCATTTTTTTGTTTGGAACCGTCTACTAACTGCCAAAGTTCCCGAAGCAACAGCTAAACCACTCTCGGTGTATTTTAATTCCACATCTTTTCCAAGCCTACCTGTCAGTGTTACGTTATTAAGCATGTTTTCTTTCCCCCTCGGGAGTTGTTAATGCCTTCAATGGAGTCCATCCCCATCTAACTCTTCCGTAAGCAACGTCATATTTAATTTGAAATATCTCGCACCATTCCGAAAAGGTTCGTTTTGCCTGGCCAATTACAACCCATTTACTGTTCGTTTTATTTCTGCTTTGTTCTAGAATCGTTGCCCATCGACAATTTTCAGGGGAGTATCCCTTGTCAACATCAACTCTGTCTATTGTCAATTTATCCGAATATCCATTTTTTACAGACCAAGTCTGAAATTCGATAAAATCGTCCTTCCACTCATCACAAACAGAAATTCCTCTGCCACCATAATTACCAAACGAACTATTGTGTAAGTCTTGGCATCTTGATTTCATTCCCAGCCAAATGGCATAGAGACGTTTATCTTTGTATGCATATTTTTTAAAACGAATTGACGTCGTCTCTTTACGTAGACAACCACAAGATCTAGTTTTACCAGAAGTTAAATCCGTCGTGCTGACATAGCAGTTATTTCCGCAGTCGCAAATACAGTGCCATTTTCCTTTGGTTTGCTTATTTTTATTTCCTGGAATCCACTCAGTTGCAACAAGTCGTCCGAATCTAATTCCCTGTAATTCTTTTTGTTTCAAGGCATTCACCCCCACTATCGCAACTCAACATCTCTTGTGAGTCGCCCTGTCAATACCACTCGATTAATCATAGTCGGCGCCTCCTAATATTCCTGATTCCAGGTTTTATATTTAATTGCAAACTCTTTTGCCACAGCCAGATAGATCTCAATTAGCTTTTTATCATTGCCGATAACATCAACCTTGGTCATCTTGTCCCGTTGCGATTTAGAAGCACCTTCACCAGCCATGCGATTCCTTAGGTTGGTTAACCTAGTCTTGAGTGAAACGCCGGCTCGCCGGTCTACCTCAGCATAGATTTCATTGCGAACTTCTTTGTATCGCTCAATCCCACCACCCAACAAATGAGCGATTTTGTTTATCAGGTGTGTGGTTTCGTTTTGCCAGTCCATTGTGGACGTGCCAACGATTTCAGCAATACCATCAACCTTTGAATCCAGTTGCTTAGTTGCTAACTCTTGTTGAGCCATTTCTTGTAACAGACCATTGACCATTTGTAGCCCAGGACTTAACTGTGAGACGTCCAACTTGATTTGCTGTTCCATCTCGTTAAACGCTTTGATATATTGCAGCTTGAAACCGTCAGCTTTGTGTCCCGTGAAGCCCATTACGATAAATGCGAATCCATCACGATTCATGTAGTACATTGGATTCGCCTTGCCGTTTGAAGCTGTATATTGCCCTTCTACAAACATGTTTTCTAGTAGAGCGGAATTTTCCGCTGTACTAATTTTTGTATTGATCGCTTCTAAAACATCCTTATGCTGCTTACCAAATGTTTCTGCTACTTGCAAACTACTAGTTACCGCTTGCTTATCTTTCATGATTACTAGATCATCCATGCTTTCATCCTCTTTCTTGGCATTCCTAGCTTCCAACTCGGCCAGTTGTTGGTTAAGCTTACTCAACTCGTCAGCAGACAACGTCTGCTTAGCACTGTCATCGGGCTTATAGTCGTCCTTTGCCCATCCGGGTAAGGTTTCGACTGATTTTTTTAGTGGACCTAACCGGCCCTTCGTTTAAGTAATTCTCAAACTTGTCAGCCTTAAACAGCGTTGACGGTCTCAAAAACTTATTCATCTTCGAATCGTTCAGCCAAGAACTAGCTTTGTTATCGATAACCGACTTAAAATCTTCAAGTGTGTAACCTTCATGGATTCTAGCTTGCACTAACTTAACCGTATCCTTGGATTTGGCTTTGAAGTGCTTTCCGGTTTGAGAATTCAGGTAAAGGATAATCTCTAAGACTTGTCCGTTGAGTTGGTCGTTGCTCTGCCGCGCGACATTATCTTTTTCTTTATTCTCTAAGTTCTCTAAGTCTCTAAGTTCTTGTTTGTGTTGAACCGATGTTGAACCGTTGTTGAGTTGATGTTGAACCGATGTTGAATCGGTGTTGAGTTTTGCTTTTTCGTTTAAATCTAAATTCCAGTTAAACACTGTAATGACGGTGTATTCGTTGCTTGCTTTCAATCCAATTAGGTTGTTATCTTTTAACCACCTAAGCCACGAATAGATGGTGTTTGCTGTAACGTAATTTTTATTTCGTCGTGAATTTCTGCAGTTATATTTTTCCTCCAACTTGTCTCGACTCGTTAATAATTGTCCCGGTTCAAGGTGCTCTCCGTATACGTCAGCGGCTTCGTGGTTAACCATCATTAGCAGCATCAAGTAGAACTTCAAACGCTCAGCGTTAAGCCAAAGCTTTTCGTTCATCAGATTACGAGGCACCTTTATCCAGCCGTTGTTCAAAATGGATTCACCCCCTAACCATCCTTGCCATATCTGGATATCCATTTCTCCATCAACGTTTTAGTGGCTTCTCTCACGCATCCATAAGTATCATTGAATACCTCAGAACCTGAAAAGCGTAGTAAAGCATCACATTTAGTGGATAAGAATCGCTCCCGTTGTTTATCGTATGTCACTTGTTCTTTTGTCTTTTCATGAAAAGCATGCCCATCTAATTCTATAAAGACTTTCACAGGCTCCGCCGAAGTTATCGGATCACTCGCACAAAGCATGAAATCCACATAATAGCTACTTTTCTTGTTAGGAACTTGATACTGACAAACTAGGTTCGTAAAAGCACTAGATAAAGGCAACTTTGTTAATTCGTCCAAGTGATCAGTTAACTTCAAGTAGTTATAGGTCAGCAAGAATATCTTTTCTATTGGGCTTTTGGTTTCTGATAAATCATTTATTAATAACTCGTTTAAGTAATGTAAATCAACTTGCCAAACGTCTAGCAAATTGGTTGGCATTCCGTTAGCAGTAATCAAATCATCACTAGTGTGGCTAACGTTATCGAAAACGGCTTGTGCAATAGGAACTTTTGTCATAATCCTGCACCTCCCTAACTAATTAAATCGTTGATGTTGATAATCTGACCAAGTGACTTAGTAGCGCGACAGTAATCGCAATTTTCACATCTAGCGGGCTTAACCTGACCGTTAATGACGGCTAAGACATGGTCTTGATAACGTTCTAGCTCTGAATAGGCATAAGACAATTCCTCAGGCGGAATCATCAATGCCGCCTTATCAGGTGGATCCTGCTTAGTTACTGCGATGATAATCGGCGTGCACTGCACACCGTATTGTTGTTCAATTAATTCTTGATAAACAGCCATTTGAAGCTGATAGTTGTATTGAGTAACGAATGGTACGTAAGAACGTAAGTCAACGTTGTAGTAACGCTTGTGCAGGTCTTGGGTGGTCTTTAAATCAACAAAGTAGCCACGTTCAAGGTTTAAGCAATCAATCTTACCTTTCCAATCCACTCCATCAATTTCGCCTGTTACAATCTGTTCCTTGGCACCCACATACAAGTCGTTGAATTTCTCATCATTATCAAGCGCATCAATCATCGCTTGAGCGACTCTGTAGTCATTCTTGAGCTGGCCCTTATACTTTCCTGACTTAGCAATTAAATCGTCTTTGTGGGCTTCTACGAAGTCTGAGTGAGCTTCGTGTGACTCGAAGTAGCTATGCAAGTAATTTCCAACAAGCAATGGCGTCTGATCTTGATTAGGGTTCCATTCCCCTTTTAACTCAGCCAGCGCCTCAGCCTCACACTTCAAAAACCGCTTATATACGGTTGGCGATAGATACTGCCAGTCAGTAGCGACGTCATAATAGTTATCTGCCGTTAACCGGGTTAGCGAAGATGTCGATGTCTTCTTCCGTAAATCTTGCATTTTCTTCACCCTTTTCTTCTACAGGTGCATCCTGTTCTGCTGGCTTTGATTCAGCTTCAACTGGCTTGTCTACCTCTACAATAGGTTCTTTCTCTGTCTTGTTATCTGGAATTAAGTCGGCAATATCGTGAGGTGCCTCTTTACCGCTAACTTCAACTCTGGTATTGTCTGCTGGATTCTTATCATCCTCGGTATACATATCGCCAAGTGATTCAGGAAAGGCTTCACGCAAAGCGTTAACCATTGCCGTCTTTCGAATCATATTGTTGGGCATTGACTTCCAAGTTGATTGTCCTTTACTAAATTCGTCGAGGGCCAATTCAACGTGGGTTTCCTCACGATCGTCACGTTGGACAGTTGCCCAACCACCAATCAAAACGTCTTTAGGGAGCTTCACCGCTCCGTCTAGTTGTTCAATCTTGTCATCACGAGCAACCATGATTCCTGCCTTAACACCTTTAAAATGTGGATTTGAATTTGCGCGTTTCATAAATGCTTCTTTAGAAACGATGATTTGAGCTGGATTGTTACCGAACTTAACCAAGTAAGCTTCGTGTAAGAACGGGTTAAGCTTTTGGAATCGGCATAGTTGCATGAACATCACAACTTCTTGGTCTGAAACCGCCCCATTACCACTTACTAGATATTCACGTACGGTATTACCATTTAACTTAACAGCTTCTCCATTAACTTCGTATTCAATATTGGTTGTCATTACTGTATTTTCTTTAGCCATTACTTTTTCCTCCGTCGTCTATGCCTTTTCGAATTTCAATCCGTTATTGACCATGTAATTCTTGAGAGCGAATAACTGATCAATAGTTCCGGTAATCTTCAATGTGTAGCTTTGAACTGCTGAACGTTGGGAAGCTTCTACTTTAGTAGACTCTGTATTAGCGGTTGCTTGAGGAATCTCTGGAGTTTCTGGAATGGATTCGTGAGCAACCGTTTTTTTAATCGCTTCGACCGAATGCTTAGCGGCTACGTTATCAATAGCCTTAAAAATGTACTCCAATTCTTGTCCTTGTTCTAGCTGTGCAATCCAACCGTCTGGCTCAACTTGCTTTTGTTTTGCATAATCAGTGACTTGCTTCTTATTAGCTTTCAATAAGTCATCTGCGTTCTTCAATTCGGTTAAGGTGGCTGTAATTTCATCCTTCAACTTAGATTGTGTAATCGACTTATTAAGCCAATTTGGAGCAATCCGAACTCGGTTAGGGTCAATATCCAATTCCTTAGCCATCCCCGAAATAAGAAGCTCTACGCCACGTTCACGGTCAAGTCGGTGCTGTTCTTCAAGTTCTTTCAAACCGTCATTGATTGGACTAATAACTGCAGTTAGATTACTTTGAAGGTCTTTGACTTCCGCTTCAAAATCCTTCAATGGTTCAGAGTATGCCCGCTTAACCGATTTGCGCTTACTATCTAGTTCGTTATTTACCTTGCGTAACTCAGCAAGAATCTTTTTACTTTCACTTTCCGTTTCGTTGGAAACGGCAATGTCTTTGTATTTTTGTGCGTAAGCTTAATAGCCTCTTCTAGTTCTTCCTTGCCGTTAATAACAATTTCGGTAGGTGAATATTGAATCCCAAACTTAGGTAACTCTACTAATTCGACTGTTTCGCTCATATGATTTTCCTCCGTAGTTATGGTTTGTAGATAGTGTTGTATAGGTAGAAGACCAATTTTAATCCTTCATTTTCCAGCATATCGATTGCATCGTAGTAATCCGCTGGATGCGCATTGTTGTACATTGTGACCATGTAATTAATTACAGCTTCGTCCTCATCAATTATGAACGTGTCAGATAGTTCATCCCACCAGTAATTTTGACTGTGGACAAGCTCCTCACCCTCATAATCAGTAGTATCAGGTGCAACCGTCTTGATTGCTTGGCGACGATCTGTTTTAACAGGTTCTTTCATTTGCCAAAATCCTAATTTCGACATGTAATCATCTCCACCATTGCAACTTTTTTTCTTTTTGGGATAGTATTAAAAGTGAAAAAAATTTGAATTAAGCAATTTATCTTTTAGCTCTAGATGGCCGTCTAGGGCTATTTTTTTTGTGCTCCGTTTGTGATGTAAAAACTAAATCTATAATTGAAATTGGCTTAATATCCATTGAGACACCTCCTAGTCAAACCATTCTTTTAACTTATCCGGATAGGCTCTGAAATACTCAATTACATATCCTGTGCCAAAACATACGGCTCCAAAAATCAACCAATCTAGCCATTGTGGTAATACCCAAATCATACGATTACCTTCTTTCCATTTGCTTCCCAATCTTCAATCATTTGGTTTAAGTCCAAGCCTAGGTTTTCAGAAATAAAACGATCAATTTCTACTTCAGGAATCGTCTTAGCTCCTAAAATTAAAGGTTTCAATTTCCCCATCTGAATTAACTTAGGAATATTTCCAGCACTAGTTTTAAGCATGCGCGCCGTTTCGGCTTGAGAAAACACTTTAGGTTTTGGCTGGCGTTTAACAACGAAAGTTTTCAACATTTCAATCACCTCTAATTAATCTGTATTTTTTTCCAAACTTTCAGACGTTTTAGCGCTAAATCTTGTAATGAATAGTCGTATTCGTGACAGATACATATTGCAGCATTAATACCAATAAAAATCGCATCCCAAATCTGCCAAACTGCCTCTTTCGGATCAGTAGTGTCGTGTACAGCACTGGCATTGGTATCGAACTCGTCTTCTGCTTTAGCTAAGGCATCTATTGCTTGGCTAAGTTCCCGAACCGCTCGACGTCCAATCGCTTCTGAATCTGATTTGATGGCTTCTCCGTCTGCAACCGGCGGAATCAAACCGCCTGATAAATGATGGCAAATATCCAAAACCAACAATTCTGATTGGTCTGGAAACTGCTCAAGCAAACTTTTAATTTGTTCAAATTGAAGATTTGAATCTCCATGTGCTAGCTTCGAAATAAATGACTGAGTGTAGTTCATCCCTTTGCCAACAGCAGTTGCAGTCTTATGATTTAGCTTCATAACCTTGGGCAGCGTGCTATTGACTGCGAAAGAACGATAAACAATGGTTTCTGACATACTTCCACTTCTTTCATATGAACCGATTTTTATGACGGCCATAAAAGGTAAATTTAAGATAGTTCATAAGCCAGTTCTTCCATCTCTTGCTCTGTTTCGCTGGTCTTGACAATGAACATATTGTTGATGAACTCATCATTATGGATTGTGCGTAGTTGTTGTAATTGCTGGACATTCCAACGAGTCGTTGCGGCTAAATACTTGATTTTCTCTTCGATAGTCATGTGATTCACCTCCTTTATTTGCTCTTTGAAAATCTGATACCCTATCACCTTTCCTAGTGGGATAATTACTACTAAGGAGGTGAAATAGTATGAATAATTTTGTTATCACGTTTGCTGACGTCCACGAGCCTAATTCAGAATTGGGTGTCAGCATAAAATCAAAACTAGAAGACTTGAGCTCCGGTAAATGGTTACAAGTTTTCCCACAACAGATAGCTATTCAAACGAGCTTATCCATTCAAGAAGTAGCCAATGTCCTAGCGGAAGAAGCAAAGCAAACACGAATTTCAATCTTTAAATTCAGTCAGTGGGCTTCGAATGAAAGCCGAAGCGAGAACTTAATGACTCGCTTGTTTTAATCTGACTAGCTCTAGCAACATATTCTTCATAATGTTTGGTGTATTCTTCCTTGCTCACAGCAGGTCCATCAAACGAAATACCTTTAAAAATGTACTTTCTAGCGTCCATATCGCTACCTGGTACATTTTTATTTAGCTTTCTCATTCCGCTCACCTCCCTTCAATTGAACTTTTTCTTTTGTTTCACTTTTGAGCCCACCTAAAGCAAAAAAATATCCTTTATATTTTCTCCAATACCATCAGAAATTTTCTTTGCAATAGTTGGAGACGGATCAACTTCTTGGTTTAATATCAAAGATAAATATCCACTCGTAATGCCAATATGACGGGCAAAAAGGTTCTGTGAATATCCGCTTAAGGCAATCTGATTTCTTACATAATCAGGGCTCTTCAATCTCATTTTCAAATGATCACCTCCTCGATTACAAATATAACTATAAACTATCTGTTTCACTTTTGCAACCATTTTTCTTAAATTTGTTTCACTTTTTATATACATGTGTTTCATTTTTGTTATACTGAATGCATGGAAAGGCTGTGTTTTCAATGGATAACAGCAATGCTGAATTTGGGTCCAAATTAAAAGAATTAAGAAATAAGAAGGGCTTTACCGTTCGCCAGCTTGCACTTCAAGCGGGAATATCTAATTCCTACCTATCACAAGTTGAAAATGGCAAAAGAAGCATTCCGAAGCCTGCAACACTTGAAAAGATTGCTAAAGGAATGCACGTCCCCAAAGAAGATATATTTTTAATGGCCGGAATATCTAACGGTAATGATGCTCCCGAATGGGCAACGGAAAAAGATTTTGCAGATTTAGAGAAATACTTAAATGATAATACCAAGAAAAACTTTGAGGGTGCTGTTTTAGATGATGAGGCCATTCAGGCTACTCTAGGGTTTCTTCGTGGATATTTCTGGCAACGCGTAATTCAGAACGACAAAGCAAGCGAGATGACACAGATGAATGACAAGATAAAGAACGATATCAACACGATCATTAATAGATATCATACGGCCGACCCTTTTGCTATAGCTGATAAATTGAACATTGATGTTGTATATGCACCATTCAAGCAAGAACCAAAAGGCATGACGTTCAATTATGGAGACCAACCAGTGATAGCATTATCTAATGAAATAAAAGAATCTAATCAACGATATTTTGTCGTTGCGCACGAGCTAGGACACGCCGTTGAACAAGCTGACTTAAGCGCTTATTACACGGCACGTGATCACTGGAAACGTGAATTAGAAGTCGAAGCAGACAAGTTTGCCGTCGCATTACTCAGCGAACTTTATGTAGAACAGCATGATGAGATGCCTAGAAACTGGTTTGATTTGGTGCATGAATATGGCTTCCCTATCATTGGAGAGTAATTTTTATAAATGTGAAATAGTTTCAATTATCTATAAATAACTAAGTCCAAGAATCTGATGACTTTAAAAGCTGTACCTGTATTGGGAGTGAGTAAAGTGGAAAACGAAACAAAGTTTTGTATTAAATGTGGAAAAGAAATACCAGCTGTAGCTGAATTCTGTAGTTTTTGTGGTGCAAAACAGAATTATACTAAAAGCGAAGCAACTGTGAATGGCAACGAATCCTCTGACTTGAATGAGGCAGATTCGAAAGCTTCAACCAGCTCTGGTGAAACATCAAGCACTGTTCAATCAGCCTCTACGCAAACTACACCTGTCAAAGAATCGGAAAACGATAGTCCTGCAGGAATTATCTTTTTTTGGCTGGGCATGTGCGCTGGTCGCTCTCTTCATCCCAATAATCGGTCTTGGAGGAATTGGATTTAGTATCGCATTGATTAATGGGTCCAAGGCAAAAAGTGCCGGAATTCTATTACTTATTTTTTCAATTATTTTTATGTGGCTTGGCTTTACCGGATTCGGCGCAGGTTTTATGAATGGAGTAAGAGGATCTTAAGATTTTTTTACAGGAGGAATCAAAATGAAATTCAATAAAATTATGTATGCAGGATTGGTCACGCTATCGTTTGGTACTGTCTTGTTCACGGGTTACACCAAAGCTAACGCCGCTTCGTGGCATTCGTCAGCTATCCCCGCTAAATTACGTGCTCATTGGCGTGCAAAACAAAACTACGGCTATAGTTTCAAGATTACTAAACACGCGTTTAAATATTCTGGTGAATCTACTTGTAAAAATGTGAAGTGGAAATACCGTGGTAACAACTTCTATTATCTCAAGAGTAACCAAGGAACCATCCTAGTCCACTACTTTAATCACCATAAACTCACATCGAATTCGATGTGGCACACTTACACCAAATAACTTTGCTTCACTCTCCCACCCCGGCTTGCGCGGGTTCGACTCCTGCGGTGGGAATAACTAAAGCACATGAAAGGAGATCATACTATGTCACCTACTGATAAATTCAACCAGGCTAACCATAACTTTAAATCAATCTATTACGCGGGCAAACAAAGAGAACGCAAAAATAAGCCAAATAAATATAAATGGTTACCGGATTGGACACTAAATAAAAGTAACTATTTGTTGCACGAGCACGATCCACAAAATAGAAATAAAAAGGTTTATAAACGAGGATCCATCGTCAACGTAGATTTTGGCGTTAATGTAGGTCAGGAATTAACTGGGAATCATTTCGCAATCATACTTAACAAACACGATAATTCAAGAAACGACAAATTGACCGTTATCCCGCTTACCTCCCATGAACATCCCAATACGGTTAAATTAGATAAGACAATCTTAAACTTATCCCTAGAAGAATTTATTCAAGCTGCCGTTCGCCTTTCTACGATAAACTATGCTTTAATATATGTCCTATATACTGCAGCAAAAAAAATTAATCCAGACACGAAAACACCTTACGAACAATTTTTATTAAATGCTAATAAGCAAGAAACTGATGAAGAAAAAATGGTTATTCAAGGATTAGCCGACTCGCTTAACAAAGATATTCCTGACAACGACTCTGCTATTGCGACTCTTAAGAATTATCCTCCACTTACAGAACATTCTGATAATATTCTGGATTATATTATAAATAATAATATATCTAATAAAATCATTCACGACGTTAACCTAGTGAGTGAAGCAATGAATAAATATAAGTCTTACAATAAAGAAACTTGGGCAAAAATTTCCGACATACAAACGGTCAGTAAAACCCGATTAATTAGAATTAATTCAGCAGATCCTATCGGTAAAATAAAAGTTTCTCCTAGCGTATTAAATACGATCGATAAAGAAATTAGAAAACAGTTTACCAAGTAAGTTATTCTTGACATTGTATACAAATAATATGATAATTTAACTATCGAGAGGACGTATGCGCCTCACCAATATATTTCTTAGATTCGGCTTTACGCCAACCTGAGTAAGGTAGTTATCTTATTGATAACTACCTTTTTTAATTGCCCTATTGGGCTTTTATTTAGACTCAAAAAAAGAACATACGTTTCTATCATAATCAATATGTAACTATGAAAGGATTGATAATTATGGCAAGAGGTTCAATAAGAAAACGTGGAAATAAATGGTATTATGCTTTCGATGTAGGCTATATAGATGGCCACAGAAAGCGAATTGAACGTGCTGGTGGCTCAACCAGGGCTGAGGCAGAAAAAGCGCTAAGAGACGCGCTTACTGAATATGACAGTGTCGGTAACGTGATGAAGCTAACCGATATGAACGTCGAGGAATATTTTAGATACTGGTATGACAATTATGTAATGAAAAACTTGAAAGAAAACACACAGGTCAATTACCTTAATGTCATCAATAAGTACGTAGTTCCAAAACTCGGTATTTACCGAATGAAAAACATCGGCCCGTCAGCTTTGCAAGATTTTGCCAACCAGCTTGGAGAAATGCCTTTAGCAAAACATTCAGTAGAGATTATTATGACTGTTGTTAAAGGTGCTTTTAGAATGGCCGTGTTCCCTTATCAGTTGATTAAAGAGAATCCTGCACACTACGTCCAACTTCCCCGATACGATCAGGACGATCGTGTCACGCGAGAATCGCTTAAAATAATTTCTATGGCGCAGTACAAACAAATATTAGCCATCACCCCGCCATCTGATCCGTTCAACATCCCCTTGCAGATTGCATTTAATACTGGATTGCGTCGTGGTGAAGTCTGTGGACTCGAATGGGACGCAGTGAGCTTTGAAGATAATACCATCGAGGTTAAGCAAAACATGCTGCAGGCAAAAAACGGCAATTATCGAATTGGCACCCCAAAAACAAAATCTAGTTATCGCAAGATGCTAGTGGGCGAATCGCTAATGGAAATACTTCGGGCTCATCGCAAGCATCAACTGGAAGAAAAAATACGCTACGGCCAATTTTATATTGATTCAAATTTTGTTTGTACAAAAGAAAACGGAAAACCCGTTACCCCTAATGCAATCAAGTACGCCTGCTATCGAATTGAAAAAAAGCTGGGCTTTCCATTTAACTTCCATTCCTTGCGTCATACCCACGCAACAATGTTATTGGAAAATGGTGCTAACATAAAAGATATTCAAGTTCGTTTGGGGCACTCTCGTATTGCAACTACTATGGACACTTATTCGCATGTAACAAAAAAGATGTCCACCGCAACGGTGAACATCTTCGAAGAAATGCTGAGAAAAAAATCAGTAAACTTCCGCCATTTTATTTTTCGGGCGGAAGATTGGCGGAAAACCACCAGATTTACTTGA